ATTCTAGTATTTTATCAATAGATTTTTTATCACCAGCAAATCTTACCTTATCTATTTCTCTACTGACTCTGTCTGCTTCTAAAGCTTTCTTATATTTATCTGCACTACCAATAAATTGGTTTAAAGCTTTTAATCGTTTATCAAGAGCTTGTGTTCGATTCTTTTCTATCTCGATCATCTCATCATAGAACCGCTTAGAGTCCTTGATGTTTTCGTCGATCTGTTCGTTAACTGCCTTAGTTAAATCAGCATCTGTTGCTAAATAATTAGTGTCACTTATATCAGGTAATTGATCTCGTGGAGTCCCGATGACGTTTGAAAATGATGATGTCATAATTTAATTCCATAAAAGACCTTTAGAGTTCCCTACACCTAATCCGGTTGCTATACCTATGACTTGACTAGCAGTGTTTAAGAATCCTGTGAAGTAATCTGTTGATGATTGCATTACAGGTGCTCCATATGATGCTGGGATACCTAGTGCTTGTCTAGCACCAGCGTTCTTGTTTAAGAACTTACGTCTTGCACCTTCTTGTGCATACGCCATGTTTCTACCATATGTAGCGTTCATTACACTATCTACTCTGGCAACTGTATTTAAGTACTTAAGGTAACTATTACGACCGGCAGATCTAGACCTACCACCCTGTAAAGAGCGACCTCTATTTTTATCTGAGAAGAACTTAGCTGCTGCATTTTGTACAGCTAGACGTCCTTTTCCTTGTTGATAGAGAGCCTTGACGTAAGCATCACTAATGTCACGACTATATCCAATTATATTTCTATCTTTAGCTCTACGTAGGCTAGTTTCTTTATTAAAAAACTTTAATCCCTGTTGAGCAAAGGTAGCGTTTTTCTCTCTCCATCTTTGTTTTTGTTGGGCTCTTAAACCCGCATTAGCGTCTACGCACACGGCAAAATTCAATAAATGTTACATTGTTTGGTCCCCATTCCAACTTACGTAAGAATATAAAACCGAGGAACTTAAGTAGTTTTAAATGTACTTTATTCCTGTAGTCAACTTTATTCCAAAGTAAAGGTTCTGTACGGCTATCGACATACCGTTTTGCTTGCCTTGCGAATAAAGTCGGTTGTTCGTAGATAACTGGAGTGCAAAGCATCCATATATCTCCTTGTTTACCTACGCCTGCCATACCAGCAATCTTGCCGCTAGGGGACGTAAAGTAGACTCCAGAAGGGCACTCTTTAGCCATTATAGGTAGATAGACCTTGGGATCTATTCCATAGCCCTCTGAGATCTCTCTGAAGTCGTCTGGGCGTAAGTTAGAGGCTACCTCTAGGGCAACCTCTGGGGTGATTGGGTGAATGTATTTACTCGTCGAGGGTTTCATATATCGGTTCTAACTTCTCTATTGTGTCTGCCATCCAAGGTTCCCATGGCACTTGTTTCATTCCGTTTTGGAAGTATCTTTCATACCATCTGTTGGTTTTCATTCTCCAATAGAGATATCTTAATTCTGTTTCTGTTAGTTGTAC